ATCTCACACAACATCCCCGTCGAAGTTCAAGCCAAGGCGGCGGATTTTCTCTTGGTGTACGATCAAAATTCTCATTTTTACCAATAAACATAGTAAGGTGATATGTTAGATTATTGTAGCACATCCGTCATTCGGTGTCAACCGCACCATGCCCCGCAGATCGCATCAGGCAAGTTTCCTCCCCGTGCGCTGCTCAGAACGATCAACATCGCATAAGTGGCTCAGCTTGACCGGAAACGCCGCGACCCGCAGTCCACGGCGCAGGCCCTTCCGAGATAAGCACCGAGAATTCAAGCAAAACGCGAAAAGACCTTGAAACCGTATGGCTTCAAGGTCTTTCGTGGCGCGGAAGAGAGGATTTGAATTGTTGGATATACATAAAATGACGTATAATGGCGTTATGCAGAGTTTGGAAAAACGCTGAAAAGCCAATGCTTTTTCGCTTCTCCGTCAAATGACGTATAACGGGATATAATCCTGTTTGGGGTAAACTTAGGGGTAAAAATCGGCGTTGCATTTTGTCGATTTTCATGGTACTCTACCTATGGCGCTGCACGAACGGCAGGCGGTTAGCCACACCACCCGAAAGGGGGTGAGGCTCATGCGGATTACGTTACATATCGGAGCCTTTACGGTTACGATCATCGTGAAAAGCAGAAACCGCCACTCGGCCAAGTGACGGTTTCTTGAGTTCGCTCAAGTCATCTAACTTACCGGGCTAACCGCTTGTCGCAGCGCCCTTTTCTATATTCATTATAGCAAACGATCCCATTCTGTCAAGTCTCGGATTATTCCGAGGCTTTTTTGATTTGTCTCTCTCCCTAAATTGAGCGAAAGCCGTCATCCCCATCACAACAAAATCCCGCTATCAGAACATGGGCGCGCCGTGGACTCTCTCCCCGCTTTCTGTTTTCCCCTTTTTCTCACCGCCTTTTGGGGAGACATTTCCTTGAAGTGTCCACATATCGAGACCAAGCGGATCTCAATCCTCTTCGATTCCTTGCAAATCTGTGAGATCATCCGGCTCAAATTCATCAAATTTGGGAGCCTCCACGACCTGACCGCGTGCCGCGTACTGGCCGGTACGGGTGTTTGACTTCTGCGGTTTGGCCCCATTGAGGAACGCGATGAGCGTCCGCTCCGATACCAGCACCTTCCCACCGATGTTATTCGATGGGAGTCTCCCGCTTTTGCAGTACCGATAGACCGTCTTGCGGCTCACGCCCAGCAAATTTGCAACATCATCGAGGTCGTACATCGTGAACCGGCAATGCGTGGTTGTGCAGGTGTAGGGCATGGTCATGCTTCCTCGCCGTAGAGCGCACCGAGAGCCACATACAGGGCGCGGGCCATCTCATCGGTGAGGAATCCGCCGAAGCGTTCGTGCTCTCCTGCGGCCTTGCTCCACTTGCCGATATGCAGGCGCGGCGGCTTGTCGTCGAGCGCTGTGCGCGTCAACTGGATATCGGATCGGCTCGTGCTGCCGACGGTTGCGAGGACTTCTACTCTCTTAAAGTCTGCCATTGTAATACCTCCTCATGTCGTCTCGATGCCCCAACCGGCAAGCATTTGCTTTACTTTGCCGCGCTGATTGAGCGCGCTATTATATTTCGTGGTCACGAACTGTCGCATACCACTCACGGCATTTACCTTGACGCCGTGATTTCTCTCCCATGCTCTGCGAGCTTCAATCTCTTCCTGGGCGGCCTGCTTTGCTGCATCAAAGTCCTGCTCCGTTCCGATGCAGATATTGACCCAGATGCGCGTTCCTTTGGATGCGGTCTCCTCAATCAGATAGGTCGGCTTATCGGCAAGCGTATATTCAAGCCCGCCGAAGTATACGACCATTCCGCTCGGGAACTCGTGATCGACTGCACCCATGCGCGCCCGATCCGCCTCTGTTCTCCAATCCGGCCACAAGGGAAAAAGTGTCGCATCAACAAAAACTCTGGTCGCAGGGTGGCTGTTGTAGCCCTCCGTGACTGTTACTTCGTCAAAGTACGGCTCACAGCCGTCCTTCCCGCCGTATTTACGCCACTTGCGCAGGGAATAGTTTTTCAGGCCTTCGCGGTATACGCTGCCGCGATCCTGTTCAATGATCTCAGTGCACATTTTATTTACCTCTCTTGGCGGTCTCTGCCGCCTGCATCTCGTCATATTTCCGTGCCCAATACTTCTCATTCGCCGCTTTGCGCCTATCGCGGTTTTTGGCATTCCATTGCCGCATATATGCCGCCTTTGCTGCTTTCGCTTTTTCTTCCATCGTGAACTCCGCCATGCTGCGCCCCCTCTCGCATAAAATGCAAATGAGTGGGTTTACAGGGAACAACCGCTTGCGCTTCTCCTGCAAACCCATCTGACTCCTTTGCCCGATCCGCTTATATCCCGCCGACCGGCAGCGGAAAAAAGGAGATTTGCCGTCATGAACTACGGCACGCAAAGGGTGAAGCAAAACCACTTTACTATACTGATTATATCATAAAATTAGAGATAACATCAATACAGACATAGAACAAATGTTTTGCTGTTTTTAACATGTTTTTTGACTCGAAAAAAGAACATTTGCGGTAGAGGGAGAGTTATGGGGCTGGTGCATCTGAAAAAGTTTCCCCGAATCGTAAACCACCCCCGTGCAGCGAAAGAGAAGAGGGGGCCCCGCCCCTTCTTCTCCATATTTACGGCCGCTGAATCATTACTGGACAGGAACCCTCAACCGATGCACTCGCCAGCAGTTTGCCCAGTAATCTTGTGCATGAGTGCTTCGAGCTGCGGCAGCGCTTCCTCGTCCGGGAGGTCTCCGAGGGCACGGTCACGCTCAATCACAGTGTTTTGCAGATTCGCCGGCACACCCGTCAGCATCTCGCCGATCGTCTCATGCGCCTCCTTTACCTCATGCGCAAGCTGTATCTGATCTGCTCTCCCAGCACGCCCCATGTATGCCCCGCCAGTTATGAGCTGATATTCAGTGATCGCACTGTGCAGCGTGCCGCTGATCGCGGCCAGCATATCCGCAATGTGTTCCTGCTCGTCGGTGCACTCGTCAACCGTTGTCTCCAGATACTGCAGGATCAGCGCATCCAGCAAGCGCTGGGAGAGGCTTACTTTCTCCATGATGCCGCTCGTGACGTTGGCAACGACCTCTCGCTGGGTGTGGGTAGTTTCTTCAACGCAATACTTCATTTTTCGTTCTCCTTTTCTTTAGCGGCGTACCGCCGCAGTAGTCCTGGTGTGGTAAGGGATAGGGGCAGCTTGCAGGCAGGGATCATTCCCGCCTGCTGCCCGCATAGGTCTGCTGGACGGGATAGGCCTGACTGATACTGCCACGCCGCAGTCGCAGCGCTCGCCGGGGTCAAGATTTGCGCCGCAGCGGGCGCAGATGCTGTAATAGCTTATTTCTGCGCCGCCGCCTGTTCCGCGCGGATTTTGGCAAGATAGAGCAGCGCCTTTGCCTTGTTTTCGTCCGTCATTCTCCCGTAGAGGGTTCGGATTTCGTTCTCAAGGCTCTTCAATTTTTCTTGGGGTACTTTGATTTCCTGGTGGGTGGCGTACACCGACGGGCGGCCGATCACTTCGAACGTCACTTCCTGGGTGCTGGAAGGGTCGTCGCGGCCGAACCGCTTCACGACGATCGTGTCGCCAGGAAGGACCTTCAGGTCCGGACCGGCGAAGACGACGGCGTCGTGGTCGATGTTCTGTTGTGCGTTTGTCTGCATACTGCTGTTTGTACCTGAATACGACAGCGCGCAAATGATACCAGAATACACCACGTCGGGTACGCTTGCGGACAGGCCGTTCGCGCTCCTTTTTGGTGCTGTCCGGTAGACGGTGGCGGTGTCTTCATAGGTGCTTTCGATCGCGGAGCGCTCCGCCGTGGGGCTTCCGAAGGCCATTCCGTCACCACCTTAACTTCCGGTATTCGTTCAGGACTGTCTTCCAGCCGAAGAAGTCCCCGTTGTCGTTCCCCAGGTTGAAGGTGCCGGCCGATCCGGAAGAACCGGAACCGACCGCGAAGGACGTCTGGACGTCGCCGCGCTTCACGGAAGACACGGCCCCAGGCGCCGCCGCGGTGGTTCCCAGTCCGGCGGCCTTGTAGTAGCTGACGCACATGACAGCCAGGACGTTTTCCAGTTCCAGGGGAAGTTCGTCCCAGTTGATATAGCGAAGGACCAGGGTCTGGACGGTCTGGATCACATATTCCAGAACGTCGTCCTGGTCCTTCGTGGTGATCCCCAGAAGGGCCTTGACCTTCTGAAGGACCGTCTGTCCGGACATAAGCGCCCGAAGGACTTCGGCCCTTTCAAGGTCGGTCAGGCCTTCCAGGGAAGCAAGGATTTCTTTCAGCATGATAGACCACCTTTCGGCGGCCCCGTCAGTTCTGCTTCAGGGCTTCGATCAGGTCGATGATCTCCGCCTTCTTCGCGCCGTCAGGGACCGCGATTCCGGCTTCCTGGGCCATTTCCAGAAGTTCGTCCTTCGTGAACTTCGACAGGGGCTTGTCGCCGTCGCCAGGGGCGGCGACAGGCTCCGGATCGTCGAAGGGAATCAGGTCAGGGGACTTCTGGAACTGTTCCAGAACGAAGTCGCTATGGGGTTCCAGGATCGCGCCGGTTCTGATGTGCTTGAACTTCACGTTCTGTTCCTCCTTTCAAACGGGCGTCACGCCGATCAGGCGGAAGTGACGCTGGTGGAGTAGGTGAAGATCAGGTCGGGGGTCAGGGCCTTCGTGCCGTAGTCGAAGAACATGGACACGCCGTAGTCGTTGGACAGGGGGATCTTCTCCGGCTCCTTGTAGGGGTAAATTACCGCCGGCTGGGCGATCGCGCCTTCGATCATGGCGACGCCGTGACAGGTGGTGGTCTTCGTTTTGTTGGTTTCCACGGTTTCGGTCTTCGTGGGAAGGTTGATGGAGGAATAGACGCGGACGCCGTGGAACATGGCGAAGTCCTCCGCCGCGGTGTCGACGTTGGCGTTGTTGGTGTTCTTGTCCAGGTAGTTTCTGGCCTTGCCGTAGGTGACGGGGTCCAGAACCAGGCGGATCAGGTTGCGGGGAACGCCGCGGACGTAGTCGTTCTTCACGGTTTCCACGCTCTGGATCAGGCCTTCCAGGATTTCTTCGATCGTGGCGCTGGCGTCGGGGGTGTAGGCGGTGCCGGCGTCGAAGGCGGTCTGGAAGAAGGCGGCGTCGAACTCCGCGGCCACGGTGTCGACGTGGTTGTCGGCGCGGCGCGCCATGATGTTCGTCACGCCGAAGGTGTCCAGGTCGAACTTCGCGGCTTCCTCGACGATCTCGCGGTGGGTGTCCAGGTTGAC